CTTTTCTGAACATGAGTATGCTCCCATTTCATCAAAAAGCACTGAATGATCCCTATTTGGATCATATCCTGCTAAATAAGGATCGTTTCCATTTAAAATTTGAAAACCTTCATGAATATGGTCTACAGTGATTCCCAACTCATTCAAAATAATTTGACTAAAAGTAGGAGCTATAAATGTAGTTTTACCACATTGGGAATCTCCACGCAGTCCGACAACAAAAGGTTTACTCCTAGCGTCGGGAGTGTAAGATCTACATTGATCATACAAAGATTCTAATTTTCTGTAAGCTTGATTTAATAATAACCTTGTATTGTGACCAACTGCATTATAAATTAAATGTTTTTTATCCCAACAAGACTGTACTCTTTGATTCCATTCGACAAGAGTAATAGATTCCTCATATCTTTCTTTACTAGCCGGTGTTAGTAATGAGTGTCTAACAGATTCTAGATAATCAACTTCTCTCACGTAATCAAGAGGATCTAACGATCCAGCGAATTTTCCTGTAATGCCTAATGCAGAACGTGTAAGTCCTGTTATTGATCGAAGAAGACTTGTTACAGTCTCGATGTTGATATCATGAAATTCTTCCGCAAATTTTGTATCATATAGCTTAATAAATTTAGCCATATTGAAAAGGTCATCAGGAATCATATAATGGAAACAAACAAATGTAAATAATTTCCTTATATGTAAGCCATTGATAGAATTTAGATATTTATTAGGAAACTCAAGTATTTTATCAAACAGATTTAAATATTGAGCTGCTTTGTCTTTTATTCCTGAGGTTGCTTCAAAATCACTCATGTATTCATTAGGTGTAGCAGTACGTAAAATGAGCTCTCCAGAAGGAGTATAATCAACTATAAAACCTAAACAATTACTCAATATTTTCTCTAATATATCTTCCTGATGCCAGGTAGATAATTTAGATATATAATGAGAAATAAATAGATAAATAGTGGTAAACTTACCTTTATAAGTAGGCATTTCTATAAAATTACATATAAACATAGCAAATACGTCTACTGGGGTGTCTCCTATACGTGTAAAGTTGACACTTTCAAATACTTCCTTCTGAACGAATTCCATAATTGAATGTGGAAGTTTTTTATTTGGAGTGTATCGTAAGCCAGCTGTGGCAACAAGTTCTGTGTCTGCAGTTTGATGCTCACTGTACGCTTTTTGATACATTCTCTTCATATCTTCCCAAAATCTCTCCGGAA